TAAACTACAAGTCTATACTGATCGTAATGCAAAAATTGTTCGCTGCGGTTATCCTCTTTCTGACCGGGGTATAGAATTTATGCCCGGTATCGAACTCCGCTCCTTCAGCCACAATCTGAGCCGACAGAATTTCATTATCATTGAGGGTTTGCTGGAAAATGTAATCGCGGTACTCCCGACCCACCTTCAGGGTCTGCACCCGACCGTCCCGGAAGCCGCGGTCCGCGTAAGCGCCTGAGCCCCCGAGGCACATTTCCGTCTGCATGCTGTTTTGCAGGGAATACTCGATATCGTTGATCTCACAGGCGAGTTGACGACCTCCCAGGAAACCGCCGGCGACTGTATATTTTCCGCCGAGATGGAAACTAACATCCGTTACCCGGAGCGGGGTCTCCTGAATCATGGACGGGAAAGTCATCCAGCCGCTCTCTGCAGCGATATATAACACCTTATACGTTACATCCACGGTGCCTGATCCGGGTGCCGTAATGGTGATTACGGACGGTGTGGCAGCGGATGCCGCCGAAAAATCCACCTCGGTCCACACACCGGATGCTAATTCCGCTCGAATACGGTGTATGTTTTGCAGCCGGGTGGCATCATCCGCCCCCTCCACGCCGTTGGCTGCCAGGGTAATGGTTGTTGCATCGTCCTTGGCAGTGAGCGATTCCTCCACCACATTGGTCGTGTGTTTGCCGGTGCCTTTCAGTGATCCGTTCAGGCTGACAAAACCATCCCTCGGGAATTTGGCTGATATGCTGTCCACGAACATAGTGGCAAATAGGTGCTTGGATACCGTCTTGCCGAGCCGTTGGGCAGCGGTAAAGGATGGCAGGCTCCGGGACAGGTCGACTTCACCGTCCAGGGGCGTTATTACGTGCTGATAACCGGACCCAGCCGCCGATGTGGCAATGTCCCCCAGGCCATACGCTAGAAGGAACCCGAAATGCTGAGGTTGCGCTTTTGCGAACTCCAAAGACGCGCTGGATAGTGAGCCCAGGTCGTACAGTGCATCCGGTTCTTCCATCCCGTTCAGCTCATTTTCATTCGTTTCGATCTTCTTTTCCAGGGTAATCAGATTCGATTCCGCCACCAATAGCGCAGTATCGAGCGTTTGTTCCGTGTTGATGGCGGTTTCCGCGTTATTGGCGGATACGGCGATCAGGTTGTGTAATGCTTTCCAGGATCGCATTATTTAGACCCTCCTTTGGTGGGCGAAAAATCTTTCGCCCCTACGGGTTTATCAGAGACGGCGTTTTTTTTTGCCGGCGGTTGATTTGCGGGCGTTTCAACAGCCTTGAGTCCCTCGAACCGGCTTTTATCGCCTTCAGGGACCACATCGTAGACCTGGCCATGCCGGAATTTCTGCCCGGCCATCGGCCCGTCCACAACATTGAACTCCGGGGTGTTTGATTTTAGCTTGTAGGGCATTTTGTTATTTCCTCCTTGGGTTGTAGGGGCGAAAGATCTTTCGCCCTTTCGTCCCTACGGTCGTCTGATTTGGAATGGGCGAAAAATGTTTCGCCCCTACGGGTGCCTGATTTGGAATGGGCACCCAATTTAAACCTGGGTCATTCGCCCTTTTTAAGGCGCCCCTACGTCTGTTTTTCGTAGTTACAGGTGATGATTTTCCGTTGCAGGCTTTCGCGGTCATCTCCGAACATTTCACTGGCCGCCGATGCTTCGCAATAGGCATGTTGCAGACCGGTGATCCCCAGCAGGTTATGGTTTAGGGCGTTTTCGATATCGTCACAGATATCCAATACCCCTTTTTTTGATGTTGTCGTATCCCCCATGATGCTGGCGGCGTCCTTCTGGAGCTGTACGAGCACGATGATGGAAACGGACATGGTGGATACCACGCAATCGCCCATAATGGCTTCGCGCTTGATGGCGCCGTCTTTAATGCCCACACAGGGCGGCCGGGCGGCATTCGGGATGAAATTCACATGGGGCGTGATGTAGATGTCACTGTCCCGGATGTACGTGAGACTGGCTTGAAGCTGGGCTTTGATGGCGGTCAATAATGTTTTCATCAATAATTATCCAATGTACCGCTGGAGTTGTTTGAAGACCGCCCCAAAGTGAAAATCCGATCCGATTTCACCACGGATATTCCCGGGCCCGCGTCTTCATCGATATCCGGCGCGTCACCGCCCAGGGAGATGACGCCTCTTGCAACGTCCCGTAAAAACCGGAGCGCATTGTCATAGCGCTCTTTCCGATCATCCGGTGCACCCATGCGGCGGGCGTACAGATTATAAATTGAGATATCCACGGAGATTTTACGGACCATGACGGTTTGGGTTGAATAGGCCATATTACGTGGCGTAAGTATCCTGCCAGAGATATCCGAGGTCGGAACCGATCACGGCAATCTCCGTTTCCTCGGCACATTCATACACGTCCTGGTGCTCAGCCGCTTCCCGCCATGTTGACGTTCTGCGAGCCGCACCATTCTCGTATGCGATCCGAATCTGCATCCCAGCCGTGGCCACCTTCAGACCTAAGCGAGGCGCACGATGGAAAAGAAAACCCATGCCTTTCCCGGCATTGACTTCCCACATTTTTGCGGCGGTAAAATCGGTTCCGGCTTTGGTTTCCTGGGCCGAACTGTAGATGGCTTTTCCCACCAGGACCGAATCCAGGGTCAGCATGGAGGCGAGCAGCTCCGCCCCGAATACCGCCTTCTGGGTGTATTTGATTTTGTCGGTCAAATCCGCCAGCTCGATCAACGAGAGATAAGTCGCGTAATCGACCAGCAGGCAATTGGGGTCCAGGCCCGTGGTGTCCTGTATCTTTTTCCGGCCCTTGGTGATGTCCGCCAGAAACGTATTGCCGGAAGAAGCGGCCCATAGACCGGCGGCATCCTCCCCGCCAGAATTCCCGTCCGCCCAGGTGGTGCCCTTGATGGTAGCCGCCACCCGGATTTCCTTTTTCAGGTCGATCTTGTCCGCGCAGAATTCAATGGCATCCTGTACGGGCTGCACCACCGGAGCTCCCTGTGCGGTCGCAAACCGGCGGTCTTCGTCTGTCACCTCTTTGGCGAAAGCATATTCGCTGGTGGAAACGGATACCGTGGAGAGCGGGTATCCACCTCGTTTGGCACGGGTGCCCGCGCTGCGGATCGCGGCTTCATCTCGAAACCATGCGCCCTTCTCGTATTTTGTGATTTTCACTTTTGGATCAACACCGTCCATAATGGGAAAAACCCGATCCGCGATATAATCCTTGTTTCGATACTGTACGGATACGCCTGCAAGGGGTCCCGCAATGATCGATTCTTTGATATTCGGTTGTGGCATTTTCTATCTCCTTTTATTGTAAGGGCGAATGATCATTCGCCCCTACCTGATTTTAGCTGGCAGCATTAACCTGATGAACCGCGCCGGAGAGCAGGATTTCGCCGAGGGCATCCTCAGCGCCACCCACCAGGCACCGACCTATGGCGACATCCAGGGCCAGGTCTGCATCCATGCCTTTCCCAGCGTCGGTTGCGCTCACGTATTCGTGTTTTATCCATTCGTTTTCGGCAACGGCCTCTCCGAATACGATTTTGCTCTTGCCGATTAGCATGACCGAAGCTGCCTCCCCGGCTGCTGGAGCGTTCTGCAGAACACCCAATGGGATGTCAGTGGTGGCATGGTTGGGTCTACGTACCTTTCCGGCGTCCAACACAACAATCCGGTATTGATCGCTGGAAAGGTCCTCTGCCGCTTCAAATGATGCTTTAAAGACTGCGTTTTCAGTAGCCATTCTTTGTCATCCTCCTTTAGTTCAATTCCTGCGCGTATTCTTGCGCCAGGTCGGGATTTTCAATTTGCGCTTCGATAAAAGCGGCGCCGTAAACCAGTGTTTTGTCCGCGCTCATTTTCTTTTGGACAATGGCTGAGAGTTTCTCACCGGCGTTGCCGGTAACATCATTATCCCGGGTGGCCAGTTCCTTGAAATCCACCAGCTTGGGCAGGCCCTCCATGAAGGATTTGAACCATTCCATGCGGGAGACCTTTTCCGCGCCTTCGGAGAAGCTGATTGTCTCTTTGGCATCCAGTGAAAGCATGAAATCCCGGAGACCCAGTTTGTCCCATGCGGGTGCTACTTTTCCGGCCTTGAGGTTTGTATCGTACCAGGCCTTGATATCTCCTTCCCTGGCTTCCTGTGTGGATTTGGCGGCTTGCTCTGCAAACTCGGCCTCCACTTTTTCCCGCTCGGCTTTGGCGGCCTCATCGGCGGCCTTGGTTTTGGCGGTCTCCAGGTCCTCTTCCGAGAATCCAATGGTGGTTACCGGGGGGTTGGTTTCAGGTACGATGGTGGGGATCTCCATGTTCGGGTCCGCTTCCACTTCCTTCCAAAATTTGAATGCTTCCATAAAGTCTTTAAACTTCATTTCCTTGTCCTCCTTCTTGTTTGTGAAACCCACTTCAGAAACCGGGGTTTCAGGTTGATTTGCGCTTGCTTTTATTTCGTCGACATCCCAATCCGGGATGATTGCATCCGCTACTTCCTTTCCTTCCTTTTCGAGAAACCATTCTCGCAACCGTCTGAATATGCCCGCCGTGGAAGCCAGCCCCCAATTGCTGCTGAACTCGATAAATCCAACATGACGCAACCGACCGTCTTGGTAGAAGCTGGCGGATCGTTTCTTGTACATGCCCTGCTCCGCCAGGGAAGCAAACTCAGGCACCACCTGATGGAACTTTGCCATAAGGGTCTGGACACCGTCATTCGTGGCTGTTTTCAGCTTCTCCACCCAACCGAAGGCTGGCGCGTTCTCCTTGGGATGCCCCACCACTATAGGCGGCTCATGCTCGTTCGTGTTGAACGATTTGACAGCTTTCTCGATGATGGAGTTTCCGTCGTGGGTATGGCCATTGCTGTCGGTCTGTTGGCCTCCCCGAAGTGCCGTCCCGCACCCGCTCAGCCATGGTACGGTCGGCCAGCTTCTTCCATTTCTTCGGTCTGCCACCTTCCTCGAAATTCTCCATGATGGAGGTGTGCAGGGTTTCGCCGATGAGCGCCATTGCCGGCTTGAGGTTCCCCATGCGGCTGAGGATGCCTTTAAGCATTCCCTGGAGTTCGGTATCATCAACTTTGTATTCGATTTCCGGCATTGCGTTTCTTGTTCCTATGGGTAGAATAAAAAAGGCCGTGCGAGGGTGTGGCCCCACACGGCCTTAATTTATTCTTTAGCTCCCAGTGGATCAGACTGGGAAACTGTTATTCGGTTTTTGAGTTAAGGGCGAAAAATGGGGCGCCCTTACGTTTCCGCGTCCTCCGTTGGTTCAAATTGGATGCCGTTGTCTCCTGGGTAGGGGGTTTGGTGGTCGTGTTTGCCTTCCCATATGTCAATGGGTATGCCGGATGGAAAAACAGAGCATTTTTTATTTCCGGTGTGAAAGATACATCCAATACATAAAATATCCTTATCAGGTTGTGGCTGCCATAGAGTTGCCATCTATTCCCCCGTTGCCTCCATATACTGCAAAAAGTCCCTCATGTCTTTTCGTAATAAGCTACCATTGCCGCTTTTCCATGCGCTATACGCTTCGGCAATATATTCATCTGCATTGGTTGTTGCATATTCTGAAAGGCGTAGACCATTCTTATCATTGTTTTGCAAGAAATTGCGAAATAAACCATCCCTTTTTTCATTATACTTCCGTGTTCTGGCGATTACAATGTCTGTATCCAGGTTATCAATATCTGCAATGTCAAGCCCCTCAAGGAAGCTATTCCATGCCCTTGCATCGACAGCGTGCCCACCTTTTTTCAGTTCTTCTATTGTTTCAACGTACCGCTGCATCCTTGGATCTTGTTCTACAGTCCACCCTTGATGTTTCCTTTTTTCAATCCTTTTCTGAAGTTGTTCAATTTGTAATGACTTAGACGTTTGGCCGTTAACATAATCAACAGACACTTTGTCCCTATTTATGAATATTCTATTCCCAGGGGCATAACCTAGATCGCCACTCATCTCTAAATGGCTATCCGGTAAAAGCCCCAACTCATCAAGCTTCCTCAAATTCCCTCTTACAATCAATCCATTCAATGTGCTATTAATTTCATTCACCACGGCAAGGTCAGCTTTGGAATAATCGACCTTTTTTGTAATATTCTCAACCGCCCACGCCTCAGCCTCTTTGATCGTCTTCGCGGGCTTCCAGATAGCCGGTGCATCCTTCAGTGCATCCTTCAGCAACCCCCGAGCCTTCGGCGAATACTTCCCAAAGTCCGGCTTCCAGGAATCCAAACCAGCTTTCCCAACATGGAAATCCCAGCCCTCATCCGGCTTAATGGACGGCTTTCCCGTGGACACTTTCAGCCCTCTGAGCTTCATCTGTCTCTCACTGAGGGTTTTGGTGTAGCAACGGCAATTAAATCCATTTGGTGTGTAATATGTATCCCAGAACGGATCATCCTGCTTCTTGATAATCCCATCCAAAGCCCGGTGAGCATCCCTCGTCTTTGGGTCCCGCTGGGAACGATACATCAGATACGGTCGGGCATTCTGCACGGCCTGCTGTTGCTTGTACCGGCCTACATGATGGGAGGCTGCAAAGTTCGTCTTCATAATCGTATCAAGACGCCATCCCGTGAG